GATACTCCAGTAGAAATTGAATTATCAAATTTGAATGCCAGTGATGGTATAAAGAAAAAAATTAGAGATGAATTTAAAACAATTTTAGATCTTTTAGATTTTGATAAAAAGTGTCACGAAATTTATAGGAATTGGTATATTGATGGCAGAATTCATTATCATAAGGTAATTGATTTTAAAAAACCTGAAGATGGAATTCAAGAGTTAAGATATATTGACTCTATGAAAATTAGATATGTTAGGCAAGCAAAGAAACAAAAAAAGGATATAAGACTTTCAAATATTAATACTGACAATCCGATGGAATACGAATTTCCACAGATTGAAGAATATTTTATATACACCCCTCAAGCAACTTTCCCTTCGATGAATCCATCTACGATGGGAGATAACAAGGGAATCAAAATGACCAGAGATTCAATTTCATATTGCACATCTGGTCTTGTAGATAGAAATAAAGGATCAACACTTTCATATTTACATAAAGCAATTAAAGCACTCAATCAACTTCGTATGATTGAAGATAGTCTTGTTATTTACAGATTGTCTCGTGCTCCAGAAAGAAGAATTTTTTATATTGATGTTGGCAATCTTCCTAAAGTAAAAGCAGAACAATATCTGCGTGATGTTATGATGCGTTATCGTAACAAATTAGTATATGATGCTAATACTGGTGAAATTCGTGATGATAAAAAATATATGAGTATGCTTGAGGATTTTTGGTTACCTCGTCGTGAAGGTGGTAGAGGTACAGAAATTACTACATTACCTGGTGGACAAAATTTAGGAGAAATTACAGATATTAAATATTTTCAAGAAAAATTATATAGATCATTAAATGTTCCATCGTCAAGAATTGGTGGTGAAGGTGGGTTTAACTTAGGAAGATCTTCAGAAATTTTAAGAGATGAAGTTAAATTTAGTAAGTTTGTGGGTAGATTGAGAAAAAGATTTGCAAATCTTTTTAACGATATGTTAAAAACACAACTACTTTTAAAAAATATTATCACCCCAGAAGACTGGGAAATAATGAGTGAACATATTCAATATAATTTTCTTTATGACAATCATTTTGCAGAACTCAAAGAATCCGAATTGTTAAATGAAAGATTAAATATGGTTCAAGTTGCTGAACCGTATGTTGGACGTTATTTTTCCCAAGATTATGTAAGAAGAAAGATTTTGAGACAAACAGATGTTGAAATTATTGAACAAGATCAATTAATGAAAAAAGAAATTAAAGATGGCATCATCCCTGATCCAAATGCTCCAATCGATCCGATGACCGGACAACCAATTGATGACACAACATCTATGGATTTAGGTAAACCAGTAATGGAACCTGATTTGGAATCTCAAGGATCTACCACTGTGGCTAGCGGTAAACAAGTTGAAATGCCAAAGGGTGGAGAAATTTAATAAATAACAACGATTACTTATTTCAAGAATTATGGATGAATTAATGGATATGATTGTCACAGATGAAAGTCCTTCTCAAATTAGTGACAAAATTAAAGAACTTCTTTTTGCAAAGTCGGCAGAAAGAGTGGATGATTTTAGAACATATGTCTCCAACGGTCTTTTTGGTGATGGTGAAGAACAAGAAGAAGATGTTGCATATAATCTTGAAGATGAATGACGAATAAATAACTAATAAGTGTATTATAAGAATAATGACTCATAGACCAGTTGGATCTGGCGTTTCCTTTGCCACATCTACTACATCAGCAAAATCAACAGCAATTTCTGGAAGAACAAATGTTCTTAGAGTAGTTGCTACTGGTGCTAATGCGTTTGTTGCAATAGGAACAGAGCCAACTGCAACTCTTAGTGATTATTGTGTTCCATCAGGAACTTCAGCAACTCTTGCAATTGATAATGGATCGGCAAGAGTTGTTGGAGTAACAACTGGATCGACAACTTATATTACATTTCCAGAGGGTCAGATGTCTCCTTTTGGAGTAGGTGATTATGTTACATTAACAGCATCCACTCAAAATTATTATAATTTTACTCATATTCCAGTGACTGAAGTGTTCAATACTTCAAGTTATGATGGTTATTTCTCAACAAGAATTGGAGTAGGAACAAATACAACTGGAATTGCAACTGCCTTTTCAGACCCAGATGCAATTTTGAGAAATTCTTTTAAAGTATCTGCAATTACTGATAGTGGTTCTGGAATGCTTTACTCCCAACAAGTACAAATTACCAGTCAAGCGTAAAATGAAACTTATCAGAGAAGAGATCGAATCAGTAGAATTTATCGTTGAAGAACGTAACGGTAAAAAGTCACTGTATATTGAAGGAGTTTTTCTTCAAGGCAACATCAAGAACCGTAATGGTCGTATGTACCCTATGGAAACTCTTCGTCGTGAAGTTGCCCGTTACAATGAAAATCATATTCAAGCAGGTAGAGCACTTGGAGAACTTGGACATCCAGATGGTCCTACAGTAAATCTTGATCGGGTTTCTCATAAAATTACTTCTCTCCGTGAAAGTGGTTCTAATTTTATCGGAAAGGCTAAAATTCTTAACACTCCGATGGGAAAAATTGCGGAGTCATTAATTTCTGAAGGTGTTAAATTGGGTGTTTCTTCTCGTGGAGTTGGATCATTAAGTTTAACTCGTGAAGGAATTAATGTTGTCGGAGAGGATTTTATGCTTGCAACGGCAGCTGATATCGTTGCTGATCCTTCTGCTCCTGATGCGTTTGTTTCGGGAATTATGGAAGGTAAAGAATGGGTATGGGATGGTGGCATTCTTCGTGAAAAATATGCCACAAAAACTTATAAGAGAATTAATACTTTAGTTGATCAAAAAAAATTAGATGAAGAAAAACTCAATCTTTTTAATGATTTTCTGAATAACTTGTAATTTCTTAATTTATAAATAAATATAGTTATTAACAAAGGTTAATCGGAGAGTTCAAATGTCTCGTGGAGATTTACAAGAAATGGAAGTAGGCACTAAGCAATCCAAAACTGCCGTCAATTCTAATGCAAAGGCAGGAGATTCGATGCCAAGAATGGCAGATCCAGGTACTCAACTTGGTGCAGTAGAGGATCTGGGTGGTCCAACCCCAGAAAATTATCGTTCCGATGACGATAGTGCAAAATTGAAAACACCTGGAGCAACTTTAAAGCAGGTTAGAGATATTGTAAATAAAGGTGCTAAATCTGCAGATCCTATGAAAGGAATGAAGGAAGAGTCTGAGTTTGATGAAGACGAAGAACTCCTAGAAGCAAAACATAAGGAAGAAGAAGAGGACGAAGAAGAGGAAGATGATGAAGAAGAAATGGAAGAGTCTTTTGATATTGAAGATGATGTAAATGCTCTTCTTATCGGAGAAGAACTTTCTGAAGATTTTAAAGAAAAGGCAAAAATGATTTTTGAAGCTGCTTTAAAATCAAAAGTTAATGAAGTTAGAGAATCATTAGAGGAGCAGTATGCTGCTGCTCTTTTAGAAGAAGTAGAAGAAATTAAAGAACAATTCCAAGAAAGAGTTGATTCTTACCTTGAATATGTTGCAGACGAATGGTTTGCAGAAAATGCCCTTGCAATTGAGCAAGGACTGAAAACCGAAATGACTGAGAGTTTCCTCTCAGGAATGAGGGAACTTTTTGAAGCACATTATGTATCAATCCCTGAAGATAAGTATAATGTTTTAGAGAGTATGGTAGAAAAACTTGATGACATGGAGACAAAACTCAACGAGCAGATTGAGAAAAATGTTTTCCTAAACAAGCGTCTCGCAGAGTCGGTTGCTGACGGAATCTTAGATCAAGTTTCTGAAGGGCTTGCTGCCACTCAGAAAGAAAAGCTCGCTTCACTTGCCGAAAGTGTTGAGTTTGAAAGTGAGGAAGAATATCGTGAAAAATTGGAGATGCTAAAGGAATCTTATTTCCCAACAAATAAATCTCTAAGAGCAAACACTGAAAGTCTTTCAGAGCAAGTTGATTCTTCGTCAGAAGAAATTTCTGGTACGATGGCTGCTTATCTGAAAACTCTTCAAGCAGTTGCAAAAAATTGAATTAAATATTAAATCAAACAAAACAACAAACAAGAGGTAAACGCAAATGTTCCATTCCGAACAATTGCAGGCAAAGTGGGCACCACTCCTCAACTATGAGGGTCTTGATCCAATCAAAGATTCGCATCGTAGAGCAGTAACCGCTGTCCTGCTAGAAAACCAAGAAAAATTCCTCCGTGAGGAATCTGCATTCTCCACAGGTATGAACCTGATGGAATCACCAACCAACAGTGCTAATGCTGCTGGTGCTTCAGGTGGATTTGGTGGTAGTGCTACCGCTGCAGGTCCTACTGCTGGTTTCGATCCAGTTCTGATCTCACTAATCAGACGTTCTATGCCTAACCTGGTTGCTTATGACCTGGCTGGCGTTCAACCAATGAGTGGTCCTACTGGACTCATCTTCGCAATGCGTTCACGTTACAACAATCAGAGTGGTACGGAATCCTTCTATAATGAAGTTGATACTGCCTTCTCTGGTCAAGATTCGGGTAACGATTTGACTGCAGGATTCACCGATGTTGTTGCTGGTCTTGGAACCACTTCACAATCCGGTACCAACCCAGCAATTCTTAACCCAGTTGGAACTGCTACTTCGACCGCATATGATGTTGGTCAAGGAATGGTAACTGGTGACTCGGAGAATCTTGGAAATGCTGCTGGTGACCAGTTCAATCAGATGGCATTCTCAATTGAGAAAGTCACTGTTACTGCAAAGTCAAGAGCACTGAAGGCTGAGTACTCACTTGAGCTTGCTCAGGACCTTAAGGCAATTCACGGTCTGAATGCAGAAGCTGAGTTGGCAAACATTCTGTCAACTGAGATTCTTGCTGAAATCAACCGTGAAGTCATTCGTACAATCTACAAGATTGCTGAGCAAGGTGCTGTTGAGAACGTTGCAACTGCAGGTGTTTTTGACCTTGACGTTGATTCAAACGGTCGTTGGTCAGTTGAGAAGTTCAAGGGTCTTCTGTTCCAAATCGAAAGAGATGCTAACAGAATTGCTCAGAGAACTCGTCGTGGAAAGGGTAACATCATTATGTGTTCTGCTGACGTTGCTTCAGCACTCACAATGGCTGGTGTTCTTGACTACACCCCTGCTCTGAATGCAAACCTAAATGTTGATGACACTGGCAATACTTTTGCTGGAACCATCAACGGTAAGTACAGAGTATACATCGATCCATATTCGGCAAACCTTGCTGCTGATAATGGTGGTCTGGCACAGGGTACAAACCAGTACTATGTTGTTGGTTATAAGGGTTCTAGCCCATATGATGCTGGTCTCTTCTATTGCCCATATGTTCCCCTCCAAATGGTTCGTGCCGTTGGTGAGGACACCTTCCAGCCCAAGATTGGCTTTAAGACCCGTTACGGTATCGTTGCAAACCCATTTGCAGAAGGTACTGAGCAAGGTCTGGGTCGTCTTCGTGTTAACAGCAACCGTTACTATAGAAGAGTTGCTATCAAGAACCTTATGTGATTTAAATTCACTAAGTTTTCAGAGGGGTCCTTTTGGACCCCTTTTTTATTCTAAATAGTTCAAAAAATGGCAGTTTCGAACGGATTTAAAAATCAAATACAAAATAGAAATTTTTTAAGTCCCGTTGGATTTAAATTTATTTTGAATAGATGCCCTAAAGTTACATTTTTTTCAAACCAGTGCAATATTCCAGGTTTAACAATTGGAACTGCGATTCAATCAACATATTTAAAAGATATTGATATTCCTGGTGATAAAGTAACATTTAATGATTTTAACTTAAGATTTTTAGTTGATGAAAATCTTGAAAATTATATGCAAATACAAAATTGGATTCGTGGAATTGGTTACCCTGAAAGTTTGCAAGAAATTTATAACTGGCAAAATAATAATGATAACTTGGAACAACCATATAATTCGCAACTAAATTTATATTCTGATGGAACTTTGAATATTCTTACTAGTGCTCAGACTCCAAATTTTAAGATAAAATTTATAGATCTTTTTCCAGTCAATTTGTCAGACTTGCAATTTGATGCAACCGATACTGATATTCAATATTTGACTGCAGAGGTGTCTTTCAAGTATACTATTTACAATATAACTGATTTAAGTGGAAATCCATTATGAGTATAGATTTGGATACTATCCAAAAAATGTGGGAAGAGGATTCAAAAATAGATGCAGATAATTTACACACCGAATCATTAAGTATTCCAATTCTTCACGCAAAATATTTTGAACTTTATAATACAATTTTTCTATTAAGAAAAAAAGCAGAACAACAAAAAAGAAACATTCGTCACGAACGTTATGAATATTATTCTGGAAAATCTGATCCAGAAGTTTATGTTGATAACCCATTTCCAAAAAAGATCCGTGATAAAGATACGATGCAAAAATATCTAGATGCAGATGAAAAACTTTCATCAATTTGTTTGAAAATAGATTACTATGACACTATGTTAGTATATATTGAAAGTATTTTAAAAGTTATACAAAATAGAACATATCAAATTAAAAATGCAATTGAATTTATGAAATTTAATGCTGGGTTGGGGTAAATAAATACTTATAGATGAATGAAGATGTGTGAGTGAAAGAGAAGCAAATCTTATAATATCAAAATCAAATGAAGTATTTCTTAAAATTGATACAGAACCTCATATCGAATATGAGTTAAGAGATCATTTTAAATTTGATGTTCCAAATGCAAAGTTTATGCCACAATATCGTGGTAGGAATTGGAATGGGGAAATACATCTGTTTGACATTAGATCAAAACAAATTTACGTCGGTCTTTTAGATAAAATTGTTAATTTTTGTAATCAATACAATTACACATATAAATTTGAAAGTAATAAATTTTATGGACTTCCATTTGAAATTAACGAAGAAATTTCATATGAAGGAGTCAAAGATTTTATGCACTCCATATGTTCGCATCAACCACGTCAATACCAAATTGAGGGAGTATACGATGCCCTACGATATAATCGAAAGTTATTGATAAGTCCCACTGCGTCAGGTAAATCTCTGATGATTTACGCCCTCGTGCGGTATTATATGGATAAAGGGCAAAAAATTCTTGTAGTTGTTCCAACGACAAGTTTAGTAAGTCAGATGCACGGCGACTTTCGTGATTATGGTTTAGATGTAGATTCATATTGCCACAAGATATATTCTGGGAGAGAAAAAACAAACGAATATCCAGTCACCATCACCACTTGGCAATCTGTATATAAATTAGAACGTTCATTTTTTGAAGAGTATGGTGTCATTATAGGTGATGAAGCACATTTATTCAAGAGCAAGTCATTAATACAAATTATGACTAAACTTCATCACGCAAAATATCGTTTTGGATTTACAGGAACTTTAGATGGAACACAAACTCATAAATGGGTTCTTGAAGGATTATTTGGTCCTTCATACAAAGTTACAAAAACTGATGAATTAATGAAACAGGGTCATTTGTCCCAACTTGATATTCAGTGTCTTGTTCTTAAACACCCTCCACAAAAATTTGAAACTTATGAAGATGAAATTCAATATTTAATCTCTCACGAACAAAGAAATAAGTTCATTCAAAATCTTGCTTTAGATTTAAAAGGAAACACTCTTGTTCTTTTTTCGAGGGTGGAAGCACACGGAGCCATACTCTATGAAAAGATAAATAAAGATAAAGAAGATAATCGTAAAGTATTTTTTGTACACGGTGGAGTGGATACTGACGAAAGAGAATTAGTGAGAGAAATTACAGAAAAAGAAAATAACGCAATTATTGTTGCTTCATATGGAACTTTTTCTACTGGTATCAATATTAAAAATCTCCATAATGTTATTTTCGCCTCACCAAGTAAATCCAGAATCCGTAATCTTCAAAGTATTGGACGAGTTCTTAGAAAAGGAAAAGACAAAGTAAAGGCAACTTTATATGATATTGCTGATGATTGTACAAATAAATCAAGAAAAAATTATACTTTAAATCATTTTATAGAAAGAATTAAAATTTATAATGAAGAAAATTTCAATTATGAAATAATTACAGTACAATTAAAAAAATGATAGAAGAAGATTTTTACTGCACAATAAAATTTAAAAATGGTGAAGAAATATTTGCTAAAGTTGCAGCTATGGAAGAAGACGAAAGAACTTTTCTTTTAGTATCAAATCCAGTTATCATATGTGAAGTTTTAAAAAGATCTGGAGTAGTTGGATATAAAGTAGAACCTTGGTTAAAAACAACAACAGAAGATTTATTTATCTTAAATATTGATGATGTTCTTACTATGAGTGAATCTTCCGACGTTGAAATGATTATGATGCATCAATCTTTCGTAAGACAAAATATAAAAAATACAAATTACAATAAACAAACTAAAATAGACAGAAAAATGGGATATATCTCAAATGTTAATGATGCTAAAGAGATCTTAGAAAAACTCTTTAAAAATAGCTAATACTAATCTTTTCAACCCTCACAAAGGTTATTGTACATACTTTTGGATACCTTGTCAAGCATTTGTGAAAGTGTTATAATCTCTACATAATAATGATAAAAAGTTATGATAACCACAGCAATTATGACCAAAAGAAAAAGGTCAGAGCATTATGTTAACAACAAAGAATTTCTTTTAGCACTTATTAAATATCGTGAAGATAAGGAAATTGCAGAAATTCAAGGAAAACCAAAACCACCCATTCCTCGTTATATTGGGGAGTGTTTTTTAAAGATTGCAAATCATCTTTCCTTTAAACCAAACTTTGTGAACTATATGTTTAAGGAAGATATGATTTCGGATGGGATTGAAAATTGTGTTCAATATATTCATAATTTTAATCCAGAGAAATCACAAAATCCTTTTGCATATTTTACTCAAATCATTCACTATGCATTTTTGAGACGTATTCAAAAAGAAAAGAAACAATTGGAAATTAAAAATAAAATTCTTGAAAGGTCTGGATTTTCTGAAGTATTTGAGGACAACAGCCTTGACGGAAGCAACTATAGCGACTATAATTCAATTAAGGATAATATTCACTCAAAACTCAGATACTGAATGAAAGTTGCTATCATCACCGATCAACACTTTGGGGCACGAAAGAACTCTAAACTCTTTCACGATTATTTTCTAAAGTTTTATAATGATGTGTTTTTCCCGACGCTGGAACAGTACGGGATTACTACAGTTATTGATATGGGTGATACTTTTGATAGTCGTAAAGGTATTGATTTCTCTGCTCTTTCTTGGGCAAAGAATAATTACTATGATCGTCTTCAGCAAATGGGAGTAACTGTTCATACAATTGTTGGTAATCATACTGCTTACTATAAAAACACTAACGAAGTAAATGCTGTGGATTTATTGCTTCGTGAATACAGTAATGTGACTGTATATTCTGAACCAACGGAAGTTAAACTTGATAAATTGAACGTTCTTTTTATACCTTGGATTAATCAGGAAAATGAAGAAAATACTCTTAAAATGATTCAAAAGTCATCATCCAAATGTGCGATGGGACATCTTGAACTTCAAGGATTTCGAGTTAATAAACAACTTGTGATGGAACACGGGTTAGAAAGTAAAGTTTTTGATAAATTCAAACTTGTTTTTTCGGGACACTATCATACTCGTTCTGATAATGGAACTGTTTTTTACTTGGGAAATCCTTATGAGATGTTTTGGAATGATGTAAATGATGAAAGGGGGTTTCATCTTTTTGATACTGAAACTTTAGAAAAAATTGTAATTAATAATCCTTATCGTTTGTTTTATAATATTTACTATGAGGATACAAACTACCAAACCTTTAACGTAAAAGAATATGAGAACAAAATTGTAAGAGTGATTGTTCGTAAAAAAACTGATATTAAAAAGTTTGAAAAATTTATTGATAAGTTATATGCTTCCAGTATTGCAGAACTCAAAATTATTGAAAACTTTGCAATTCAAGAACTTGAAGATTTTGAAGCATTTGAATCTGAAGATACTCTATCAATTTTAAATAGATATATTGAGGAGGCAGAAATCAATCTTGATAAATCCTTAATTCAAAAAATGATTCAAGAAATTTATCAAGAAGCTTGCGAACTGGTATAATGTTCTTACTTACAATTAATGGTAGAGAAACTGAAGGTGCTTATGCTGTTGTTGACTCTGAAGGTGAAAAAGTTCTTTATCTATTTGAGGAGGAAGACGATGCAACTCGATTTGCTTTGTTGTTAGAGGAAAATGATTATCCCGAAATGCACGTCATAGAAATTGAAGATGATGTGATGATAAAGACTTGTGAAATGCACGATTACAATTATACTGTAATTACTAAAAATGACATTGTGATTCCTCCAGAAGAAAATGATTTTATTTAAAACAATACGGTGGAAGAATTTTCTTTCAACTGGCAATCAATACACCGAAATTGATTTCACACAAAACTCTACCAATTTAATTATCGGTACAAATGGTGCTGGAAAAAGCACAGTACTTGATGCTCTTACTTTTTCTCTATTTGGAAAACCCTTTCGCAAAATTAATAAACCCCAACTTATTAATTCTGTAAATGAAAAAGATTGTAAAGTTGAAGTTGAGTTTTCTGTAGGTAATGTTGAATGGAAAGTTGTAAGAGGAATTAAACCTGCTATTTTTGAAATCTGGAGAAATGGTTCTGCATTAGATCAATCTGCTGCTGCATTGGATCAGCAAAAATGGTTGGAGCAAAATGTCCTTAAAATGAACTACAAGTCTTTTACACAGATTGTAATTCTGGGTAGTAGTACTTTTGTACCTTTTATGCAACTTCCTGCTGCTCATCGTAGAGAAGTGATTGAAGATCTGCTTGATATTAAAATCTTTTCTTCAATGAATACTTTGATTAAAGAAAAAATTCGTTTAGTTAAAGAAGATATTAAAGTTTTAGAACTTAAGAAAGAATCTTTTCTTGATAAAGTTAAAATGCAACAGAACTTTATTGAAGAACTTGAAAACCGCGGAAATGCCAATATTAATGCCAATAGAGAAAAAATTGCCAATTTGGATTCTGAGATTGGTGATTATATGGAAAAAAATTCTTTTTTGGAAGAACCTCTTCGTGACTATATTAAAGAGCAAGATGAGATTACTGGTTATGCAGAGAAACTTCGTAAGTTGATAAATCTTAAAGGTAAGATATCGCAAAAAGTTTCTACAATTAGTGAGGAGCATAAGTTTTTTACAGAGAATACGGTGTGCCCCACCTGTACACAAGAAATTGATGATGATTTTAGAATAAATAAAATTAATGACGCTCAAAATAAGGCAAAAGAGTTGCAATCCGGTTATCAAGAACTGGAGGAGGCAATTAAAGAAGAGGAAAGGCGAGAGCGTCAATTTACTACCTTATCAAAGGAAATTAAAAAAATCACAGATGAGATTTCTCAAAACAACATTAAAATTTCTGGGTGTAGAAGACAAATCAAAGATCTTGAATCTGAAGTTCAAAGAGTTGCCGAACAACTTAAAAACAGAAATACTGAGCACGAAAAGTTAGAATCGTTTAAAGATAATTTAAAAACTGTATATGATGATCTTGCCACTAAAAAAGATTTAATTCATTATTACGATTTTACTTACAGTTTACTTAAAGACAGTGGAGTGAAATCTAAGATTATCAAGAAGTATCTTCCTTTGATTAATCAGCAAGTCAATCGTTATCTTCAAATGATGGACTTCTATATTAACTTCACCCTTGATGAGGAATTTAACGAAACTGTCCAGTCACCTATTCACGAAGATTTTTCTTATGCTTCTTTTAGTGAAGGTGAAAAAATGAGAATTGATCTATCACTTCTCTTTACTTGGAGAGAAGTTGCAAGAATGAAAAATTCTGTGAATACAAATCTTCTGATTATGGATGAAGTGTTTGATAGTTCACTTGATGGATTTGGTACAGAAGAGTTTCTTAAAATTATTCGTTATGTAATTAAAGATGCTAATATATTTGTTATTTCCCATAAGACTGGATTAGAGGACAAATTTGAAAGTGTCATAAAGTTTGAGAAAGTCAAAGGTTTTTCACGTATGGTGTCTTGATACACCAAAGAACAATGAACACTCCCAACTGGCAACACAACTCTGGGAAACCTCAGAAACGAAAACTTAAACCACAAGCACTGAGGCAAGCTAAAGCACGACTTGCCCAGTTTAAAAAGCGTCATATGGGTCGTCCAAAGGGCGACCTTTCGTCGTATTATGGGTTCATACGAAACGAAACAAATGCCTGTCCGTCACGAAATCAAATCTCAACTTGCGAAACTGCTTGCCACTGAAGATTTGGTGGTGGAGCACAAGAAGGTTTCTACCGCCTGCTTCAACGTCCACACTCGTGTGCTAACTCTTCCTCTGTGGGAAAAGGCAAGTAATCTTGTATATGACCTTCTGGTAGGTCACGAAGTTGGGCACGCACTTTTTACTCCTGATGAAGATTGGTCACAAAATACAAAAATCCCTCCTCAGTTTGTAAATGTAGTTGAGGATGCTCGCATTGAAAAATTGATGAAACGCAAGTATATGGGGCTTGCAAAAACTTTCTTCAATGGATACAAAGAACTGAACGATCAAGATTTCTTTCAGTTGAACGATGAAAATCTGTCCAAGTTCAATCTTGCCGATCGTGCAAATTTGTGGTTTAAAGTTGGTAACTATATTGATGTTCCTATTCAGAGGGGTAAAGAGATTGAAATCATCAACCTCATTGCTGATACTGAAACTTTTGCTGATGTCTTGATTGCTGCAGAAGAACTTTATAAGTATTGTAAGAAAGAAAAAGAACAACAGCAAAAAGTTCCCGACTTTGATTCTCACGAAACTGGAGGAGATTCTCAATCTTCTACTAATCAACCTGTAGAAACCGATGACTCCTCTCCAGAGGAAGAAGGTGAGAGTGATAACTCACAACCAAATCCCGATGAATCTTACGGTGGAACTGCTCAAGGTGATGAGGTTCAAAATACTGCTAATGATGAAGAAGAACCTGAAGTTCTCACTGCAGATTCTTTGGAGAATAAACTTCGTGACTTAATTAATCACGATGGATATGAAAACGTTTATGTTGAGATTCCTCAAGTCAATCTTGAGACTGTGATTGGTAAAAATGCAGATGTTCATAGGGACATTGATACATCTTTTAACCATCAACAGAATAAGCATAATGAAATGTGCGATGAACGTAACTTGGATCGTGTAGACCTTTTTAAATATGCAGATGAGGACTATAAAAAGTTTAAACTGTCGGCTCAAAAAGAAGTCAACTATTTGGTGAAGGAATTTGAATGCCGTAAGGCAGCAGATTCTTATGCTCGTGCTACCACTGCTCGCACAGGTGTTCTTGATACATCTCGTCTTCATTCCTACAAGTACTCGGAGGATTTGTTCAAGAAAGTTTCAGTGATTCCTGATGGAAAAAATCACGGTCTGATTTTTATTCTGGATTGGAGTGGATCGATGTCTCACGTTCTTCAAGATACTTGCAAACAACTTTTTAATCTTGTTTGGTTCTGTAAAAAAGTTGCGATTCCTTTTGAAGTTTATGCTTTTACAAATGAGTGGAGACGTGGTGAGTATGATTATGAAAATAAAACTCACGCACCAGCAGATCGTACTCCTCACTATGAGGCAAAAGAGGGGTTGATTCAAGTTGAAGAAACTTTTGCTTTGATGAATCTTCTTACCAGTAAAGTTTCTGGTAAAGAACTGGAACATCAAATGCTTAATGTTTGGCGTCTTTCTATTTGTTTCAGGGATTCTTATCGTGCTCAATACACATATTCAAATCGGTTGGCTCTTTCGGGAACTCCTTTGAATGAAGCATTGATGAGTCTTCATCAGATTCTTCCTAAGTTTCAACGAGAAAATAAACTTCAAAAAGTCCAATGTATTGTGCTGACTGATGGTGAGGCAAATTATCCTCCCTATCACGTAGAAATCAAACGTGGATATGATTCTGATTCTTACATTGGAGCTCGTGGTATTAATCCAGATAAAACTTTTCTTCGGGATCGTAAACTTGGCATTACCTATAAGTTTGATTATGGGTATCATCAATTTACTGAAGTCCTTCTTCGCAATTTGAAGGATAAGTTTCCCTCTGTAAACTTTATTGGGATTCGTGTTCTTGAAGGACGTAATGCAAATCGTTTCATTAATCTTTATCACAATCAAAGTGATAAGCAATATGAAGTGATTCAAAATGATTGGAAGAAACTGAAAAGTTTTACTATCACCAACTCTGGATATGACGCTTATTTTGGACTTTCTTCTTCTGCTTTGTCTCAAGATGCTGAGTTTGATGTTGCTGAATCTGCAACTAAATCGCAAATTAAATCTGCTTTCGTAAAGTCACTTAAAACTAAAAAATTGAATAAAAAAGTTCTTGGGGAGTTCATTTCTCTTGTTGTCTAAATACCTAAAAAGTATCTGCCCATATGAAAACTTTTCAAGAATTTATGTTTGAATGCAATTCAGTTAATGAATTGTTTATAACCAGAAAATCTCCTGAAGAACAAAAAAAGAAAAAGGTTGCAGAACTCATTCGTTTGATGAAAGCAGTAGAAGATCCACTTTCTGATGTTCCCGCCAGACGTAAAAAAGTAAAAGCAAATGAAGAAGTTGAATGTATTGATGAAACTTCTCTCACTCGTGTAATGAGTAAATCAAAGAAAGGTGGAATGGCAATTATGTCTGCCCAACGTGGTGACAAATCAAAAGCAGAAAACAAAGCACGTTCGAGACAACTTGAAAGAGATGTAAGAGGTGCTGGTCTTCCTGGACCGACTAAAGTTGCTGGTAGATACACCGAAAATCCTGGAACTCCCCAAGAGAAAAAAGTAGGAGAGAAATCTCATATTATTACTCCTGGTAAAAAAGGTAAGAGGAAGTTTAAAAAGGCAATTGAAAAACTTGGTAAAAAGTATAATCAGGATTCTGTTCTGATTCAACGTAAACCAGGTGGAAGTTCTACTCTCAAAGGAACTTCAAAGACATCTTGGCCAGGTAAAGGAAAGAATGTTAAAATAGGAAGTATGAAACCAGGTCGAACTGGTGAGTTTGATACCAAAGTCAAAAACAAAACATTTACAGTTGAGGATTAAAATGAAATCCAAGTTTCCACTTGAACACGTAGTTAAGTATGATACCAAAGAAGTTTGGATAAAGTGTGATAGTGCTATCACTGCTATGGGTATTTCTGCTATGGTAGAAAAATATTATCCTGGTTATAAAGGACATATTGGTAGTAAAGAATATCTTGAGAAACTCAAGGGACAGTTAGCAAACTGACCATAGGGGGTCCTTGTGATTCCTTTTTTCGTTTATAATGACTTCAGTTGAAACAAACAACCAGATTATGCCCCGCACTCAAATGACCGACGACCAAATCCTTAACGATCTTAAAAACACCTTCGGTACAGAATTTGTTGCTGCTGATGTTCGTGGTTACTGTGCCTCTAAAAGTGTTTCTTATCAGACTGTAACGAAGCGTCTTGAATCGTTTAAGGTTGGTCGTGGTAAGTGGAATCTTGAAGTCACTCAACAAAAAGTTGAAGAAATCGAACGTACTTTCCAAGCACCCGCAGTGATTCCTCCTGTAGAACAAACACTCATTCCCGAAAAAGATGATACCTTTGTCAAGTTTGGTAACTTTAATGATATTAAAAAGATTATTCAGTCCCGTCTTTTTTATCCTACGTTCATTACGGGTCTTTCGGGTAATGGTAAAACGTTCAGTGTTGAGCAAGCGTGTGCTCAACTTAATCGTGAATTAATTCGTGTGAATATCACGATTGAAACTGATGAAGATGATCTCATCGGCGGTTTTCGTCTTGTGAATGGTGAAACTGCTTGGCACAATGGTCCTGTGATTGAGGCACTGGAGCGTGGTGCGATTCTTCTGTTGGATGAGATTGACCTTGCTTCTAACAAGATTCTGTGTCTTCAGTCTGTTCTGGAAGGTAAAGGTGTCTTCCTTAAGAAGATTGGTCGATTTGTGAAACCTGTTGCTGGATTCAACGTGTTTGCTACTGCAAATACCAAAGGTAAAGGTAGTGATGATGGTCGTTTCATTGGCACCAATGTTCTTAATGAAGCATTCCTTGAGCGTTTCCCTGTGACCTTTGAACAATCCTATCCTGCTCCTTCTGTTGAACAAAAAATTCTTGAAGGTATTGCTCTGGATCTTGGTGCGGAAGATCGTGACTTCTGCAAACGATTGGTTGATTGGGCAGACATTATCCGCAAGACGTTCTACGATGGTGGTATCGAAGAAATCATCAGCACTCGTCGTTTGGTTCACATCATCCGTGCATATAGCATCTTTAATGATAAAGCAAAGGCAATTCAAGTTTGTGTGAATCGTTTTGATGATGAGACCAAACAAGCATTCCTTGAACTCTATGATAAAGTGGATGCCGACTTTCAGATGCCTTCTCAACCAGAACTGACGGTAGAATATGTTGACACAAATTCTTGACTTTGATATAATTGTGAAAGGTTAATTATGATTTGCGACAAAATGGAAAATTTCGAAAGCACCTATGAAAGTGCTCTTCTTAACTTTGATGAACCTATCTATGCGGGACAAGAATCGTATATGAATTATCTTGACGATTCTCTTTCTTTTAATTTGAATAATACTGACGAACTGAATACAAACAACTTTTGGAAGTTTGGTGAAAATAAAACTCTGAAAGCAGTTGAAGACTATATCAAGAGCACTTATAATTCTCACTATGCATCGGAGAATTCAAAAGTTCAAGTTCTTGATATTATCGATGCGATTGGTGATGGTGTTCCTTTTTGCCGTGATAATCTCATTAAGTATTCTTCTCGTTTTGGTAAAAAAGACGGAATGTCTAAACTTGATGCATTGAAGATTATTCACTACGGTATTCTTCTTTATCACTTTGCTGGATTTAATAATGAAACTTCGAAATCAAACTATGAAACTTTCTGACAAGACTCTCTCTGTTCTCAAAAACTTTTCTTCGATTAATCAATCGATTCTTTTCAAACAGGGAAATAAACTTCGCACAATCAGTGTGATGAAGAACATTCTTGCAGAAGCAACAATCACAGAGGAGTTTTCTAAGGACTTTGGTATCTATGATTTGAACCAGTTTCTAAATGGATTGAATCTACACAAAACACCAGAACTGGATTTTGGTAATGATGGATATGTGGTCATCAAAGAAGGAAAGTCACGTTCTAAGTATTTCTTTGCTGATCCTAACGTTATCATTACTCCTCCTGACAAAGCAATTAATCTTCCAAGTGAAGATGTTTGTTTTGAGTTAAGTACAGAACAACTGGATAAACTTTTGAAAGCTGCAGCAGTTTATCAACTTCCAGATATTTCTGCTGTCGGTGAAACAGGTGTTGTAAAACTGGTTGTTCGTGATAAAAAGAACGACACATCAAACGACTTTTCGATTGTTGTTGGTGAAACAAATTCTGAGTTTGTTTTTAACTTCAAGGTAGAAAATATTAAGATTCTTCCTGGAACTTATGAAGTGGTCGTATCTCAAAAACTTTTGTCACGATTTACTTCTAAGAATCACGATCTGGTGTATTATATTGCGATGGAACCTGATTCAACATTTGGATGAATATTTTTGTCACAAACCAATTTCCTGCCGAAAGTGCTATTTGTCTTCCTGACAAACATATAGTTAAAATGCCACTTGAATGTTGTCAAATGCTTTCCATTGTGGCATCCAAGTGGTATCATAACTATGGACCAGTTCATAAAACAGATGGAAACCCCTATGCAACTGAAAAAGGTGCTTTTCGTAATCACCCCTGTACTCAGTGGGCAGCAAAAACAATCGATAACGCTTATTGGTTGATTAAGTGGGGAATGAATCTTTGTGATGAATATTCTGTTCGTTACGGTAAGACTCATTCGTGCTATAATACTCTTTTGGAAGCATATTATTTGTTTCCAAAAGGAAAATTAACAAACGTAACTCCATTTGCTCGTGCTATGCCCGATGAATGGAAATATGATAATACTATTGATACCTTTGAGGCATACAAAAGATATATTGCATCCAAACCTTGGGTAGCATCTAACTATCTTCGTATGCCCGAACGCAAACCTTCTTGGGTCTAAATTATGACAAGTGATTTTCTTTTTGTGGAAAAATATCGTCCTCAAGTGATTGATGACTGTATTCTTCCTGATGATACTAAAAAAACATTTAAGGAGTTCGTTGAGAAAGGAGAGATTCCAAATCTTCTTCTTGCTGGACCTCCTGGAATTGGTAAAACAACTATAGCAAAGGCATTGTGTAACGAACTGGGAGCAGATTTTTATGTCATTAACGGATCCGACGAAGGACGTTTCTTGGATACTGTACGGAACCAAGCAAAGAACTTTGCTTCGACCGTCTCACTTACGGGATCTTCTAAACACAAAGTCATCATCATCGATGAGGCTGATAACACGGGCAACGACGTTCAACTCCTACTACGGGCGAATATTGAGGCATTTTATAACAACTGCCGATTTATCTTTACCTGTAACTACAAAAACAAAATCATCGAACCTCTTCATTCTCGATGTGCCGTCATTGACTTTACTATCAAAGGAAAACAAAAGGCACAACTTGCAGGAGCATTCTTTAAAAGACTCCAAACAATCTTGGATCAGGAAAAAATTGAGTATGATCCAAAAGTTCTTGCGGAGTTGGTATCAAAGCACTTCCCAGATTTCCGTAGAGTCCTCAACGAATGTCAAAGATATTCTACGGGAGGAAAAATTGACTCGGGAATTCTTGCATCTTTCTCAGACATCTCTGTAAATGAACTTCTTAAAAATCTTAAGGAAAAGAACTTCACTGAAGTACGTAAATGGGTTGTATCCAATCTTGATAATGACAGTGGTGTTATTCTTCGTAGGGTTTATGATGCACTTTACGACTCAGTTGTTCCAGGTTCTATTCCTGCTGCTGTTCTTATTATTGCTAAGTATCAATATCAGATTGCCTTTGTTGCGGATCAAGAAATTAATCTTTTGGCGGCATTGACAGAAATTATGTGTGAGGTTGAGTTTAAATGAGTGTAAAAACTTTTCCATTAAAAACTTGTCTTCGTTATCCTGGAGGTAAATCTAAGGCAACTAAAACTCTTGCACCTTGGTATCCTGAAAATTTTAAGGAATACCGTGAACCTTTTATTGGTGGAGGTTCTGTTGCTTTTTATACAACTCAAGCATATCCAGATGTGCCCATTTGGATTAATGACTTGTATGTTCCTCTTTATAATTTCTGGATTCAACTGCGTGATAATGGGGAAGAACTTTCTGAACGTTTAAAAGAGATTAAGACCAAAGTATCTGACTTTGGAACTCAAGATGAGAAAGACTCTGCTCATAAAGAACTATTCAATCAAACTCGTGTGGATATTAATATTCAAGAAGGACTTGAGAGAGCAGCAAGTTTCTTTATTCTGAATAAATGCAGCTTCTCTGGTCTTACGGAGAACAGCACATTTTCAGTTACTGCTTCTCGTTCCAATTTTTCTTTTGTTGGTATTGAAAAACTGAAAGAATATTCAAAACTTATGAAAAATTGGAAGATTACGAATATTGATTACTCAGAGGTAATGAATGCTCCAGGAGAAGATGTCTTTGTATTTTTAGATCCACCTTATGATATTAAAGACTTTCTTTATGGAAAGGATAGAGAGATGCACAAATCATTTGATCACGAACTTTTTGCTCAAAATGTTTATAAGTGCTCTCATAAGTTTATGATCACTTATAATGTCAATGATAGACTTCTGGAACTATATAAAGATTATTATCTTCGTGAATGGAAGTTAAGATATTCAATGGCACATAGAGGAGAAAAGGGAACTGATGAAAATGTAAAAACAGAACTTTTAGTCACGAATTATCCAACAGAAAAAACCAATCCTTTGGAGGTTGCTCTTTATGCTTGAATTAAAAGATTGGTTGAACTCAATTAATTTTACAAAAGAAGATTTATCTGAGAATATTCAAGAGTATTCACCTTATATTATCAATCGTTGTTTATCTGGGAATATTGATTGCATAATGTATGCAAACGAGATGAATATAAATCATCAAATTGATAAGGATATGCAATATTCATTTTATCTAAATAGTCTAAGGAAACGGAAGAGATTTTCTCCCTGGCTCCGTAAAGACAAGATCAAAGATTTAGAGTGCATTAAACAATACTATGGATATAGTAATGAAAAAGCATCTCAAGCTTTGAAAATTTTAAACAAAGAGCAAATTAATTTTATTAAACAACGACTTGAAACTGGTGGAATGAAATGAACAATCAAACAATTGAACCTCAAGTAAATTGGTCTCCTGATATGATGGTGGAGGTCGTTTTGAATGAGCCTGATGATTTTCTAAAAGTCCGTGAGACTTTGACTCGTATCGGAGTTGCATCAAGAAAGGAAAAAAAACTATATCAATCTTGTCATATTCTTCATAAGCAAGGTAGATATTATATTGTTCACTTTAAAGAATTGTTTGCTTTGGATGGCAAACACGCAAACCTAACAGTGAATGATGTTCAAAGAAGGAACAGAATTACAAGACTTCTTGCTGATTGGGGATTAATTACGATTATTAATCAGGATAGTATTTCTGATATTGCTCCACTAAATCAAATTAAAGTTCTTTCTTATAAAGATAAAGGAGATTGGATTTTAGAACAAAAATATAATATCGGTAAAAAGGGTAAAGGAGAAGAATCCGAATAAAAGATGAGGGTTTCCGACCCTCCTTTTTTATGTTTTCTTGTATAATTAGTATTGGATGCCGTAAGGATCCACAAAACACAAACTCGCTTTTAAAGGAGCTACCATAATGACTAATCTTATGCGTTATACTGCGTCGGATCTTCCCGCTTTAATGGATAGAATCACACGCAACAGTATTGGAATGGATGAATATTTTGATCGTTTGTTCAATCTACACGAAACAACTTCTAATTATCCACCCTATAACCTTGTTCAAGTAAGTAATGTAGAATCTCGTCTGGAACTTGCACTTGCAGGATTTAAGAAGGAGGAAGTTCACGTATACACAGAGTATGGAAAACTTTTTATTGAAGGGCAAAAAGAAAATAAAGAATCTGATTCCAACTACATTCATAAAGGATTGGCTCAACGATCTTTCAAAAGGGCGTGGACTCTCTCCGACGATACAGAAGTACGAGAGGTTATTTTTGATAATGGACTATTGACAGTATCTTTGGGTAAAGTGATTCCAGAGCATCATACACGAAAGGATTATCTATAAATAAAACTGAATATCGTCGCCGCAGGGGAGCAACTGGCAAAATCCAGTTGACTATCCCCTCTTTTTTTGTTATAATGGTGTGGGTTATGGGTGTTCAACTTAATGGAAAAAACAATAAAAATTTTAGCACTAACAAACAATTTAATTTTAATCAGTCAAATTGAAGAGATTGGTGCTGATATTGGAGAACCTGATTGTAAGTTAACAAAACCATTTGTCATCAGAAATAATGAAATTGCGACACTTCAAAAGGTCTTAGAACCTTTTCTACTTGGGTACACAAAACAAGATACATTTATGATGAATTCGGATAAGATTCTTACACTTGCGGATCCAACTCCGACACTTCTTGAAAAATATGAGGACTTGATTAAAGAATGAGATTTTACACTAATGTTCAGTTAATTGGAAATCAATTTTTAGTTCGTGGAGTAGAAAATGGTAAAAGATTTGAAACAAGAGATGAGTTTTTTCCTACTCTCTTTGTAAAAACTAAAAAGGATTCTAAGTATAGAACATTGAGTGGAGAAGCAGTAGAACCAATTAATCCTGGAACTGTAAGGGATTGTCGTGAGTTTTATAAAAAATACGATGAGGTTGATGGGTTTGAAATTTATGGAAATGATCGTTACATCTATCAATACATCTCAGAAAAATATCCAGAAGATGAAATCAAGTTTGATATCAGTAAAATCAAACTGGTAACTTTGGATATTGAGGTTGCTTCTGAATCTGGATTCCCTGATGTTGAATCCTGCTCGGAAGAAATTCTTGCAATTACAATCCAAGATTATTCTACAAAGAAAATCATCACTTGGGGAGCAAAATCATTTAACAATACTCGCAGTGATGTAACATATCATCATTGTCCAAGTGAGTATGAACTTTTAAACAACTTCATTCATTATTGGATGGTGGATGTTCCAGATGTAATTACTGGATGGAATATTCAATTTTATGATATTCCCTATATCTGCAAAAGACTAAATCGTGTTCTTGGCGAAAAACTGATGAAACGAATGTCTAATTGGGGACTTGTGACTGAAGGCGAGATCTTTATTAACGGAAGAAAGCATACTACTTTTGATGTGGGTGGATTGACTCAACTAGACTACTTAGATCTCTATAAGAAGTTTACTTATAAGGCACAAGAATCCTATCGTCTTGATTATATTGCTGAAGTTGAACTAGGACAGAAAAAACTTGATCACTCTGAGTTTGATACCTTTAAAGATTTCTACACTCAAGGTTGGCAAAAGTTTATTGAATACAACATCGTTGACGTGGAACTTGTTGACCGATTAGAAGACAAGATGAAACTGATTGAACTTGCCTTAACAATGGCATATGACGCAAAAGTCAACTACGCAGATGTATTCTATCAAGTTCGTATGTGGGATAATATTATTTACAATTATCTCAAAAAAAGAGATATTGTAATTCCACCAAAGAATAAATCTCAAAAGAATGAGAAGTATGCTGGTGCTTATGTAAAAGAACCAAAGCCAGGTAAGTATGATTGGGTTGTTAACTTTGACTTAAACTCACTGTATCCTCACTTGATTATGGAGTTTAACATCAGCCCAGAAACTCTTGTTGATGAAAAGCATCCTACAATCACTGTGGATAAAATACTCAATCAGGAACTTACTTTTGAGATGTATAGTGATTATGCTGTCTGTGCGAATGGTGCAATGTTCCGCAAAGATGTTCGTGGATTTCTTCCCGAACTGATGGAAAAGATGTATCAAGATCGTGTCATCTTTAAAAATAAGATGATTGAAGCAAAGAAACAATATGAAAAGAAAAAGACAAAAGAACTTGAGAAGGAAATTGCCCGATGCAATAATATCCAAATGGCAAAAAAGATTTCCTTGAACTCTGCTTATGGTGCGATTGGCAATCAGTATTTTCGGTATTACAAACTTGAAAATGCTGAAGCAATTACTTTAAGTGGACAAGTTGCAATTCGTTGGATTGAAAGTAAGATGAATGCTTACTTAAATAAACTTCTTAAAACAGAGGATATTGATTATGTTATTGCTTCAGATACTGATTCCATTTATCTTAATATGGGTCCTTTGGTTGAAACTGTATACAAGGGAAGAGAGAAAACTACTCAGAGCGTTGTTTCGTTCCTTGATAAGATCTGTAAAGTGGAACTTGAAAAGTATATTGAAGGTTGCTACCAAGAATTGGCTTCGTATGTAAATGCCTATGATCAGAAAATGCAGATGAAACGGGAGAATATTGCCGACCGTGGAATTTGGACTGCCAAGAAACGATACATTCTGAATGTCTGGGATAGTGAAGGTGTTCGTTATGAAGAACCTAAACTCAAGATGATGGGTATTGAAGCAGTTAAATCTTCTACACCTGCACCTTGTCGCAAGATGATTAAGGATGCTCTTAAGTTGATGATGAGTGGAACTGAGAATGAAGTCATTGACTTTATTGAAAACTCACGAAAGCAATTTAAGCAACTTCCACCAGAACAGATTGCATTCCCAAGAACGGCATCTGACGTTCAAAAATATCAATCATCTTCATCAATTTATGCAAAGGGAACACCAGTTCATATTCGTGGAGCACTTCTCTTCAATCATTATATAAAAGAAAAAAAACTTACTAATAAATATTCACTTATTAATAATGGTGAAAAGGTAAAGTTCATTTATTTAAAAAAACCAAATAGCATACACGAGAATATTATTTCTTTTATTCAAGAGTTTCCAAAAGAACTTAACCTTGACAAATATATTGATTATGATTTACAATTTGAGAAAAGTTTTGTAGAACCACTCAGGGCAATTCTTGATGCGATTGGGTGGAGTGTAGAAAAAACTGTAAACCTTGATTCCTTTTTTACCTGATGGATTTTCTTAAAGATATTGTAAAAGAAATCGGTGATGACTTTACGAAGTTAGCATCTGATATTGATGAAACAGAAACTTATGTTGATACGGGTTCATACGTTTTTAATGCACTGGTTTCAGGTAGTATTTTTGGTGGTGTATCTGGGAATAAGATTACTGCTATTGCTGGAGAGTCTTCTACTGGAAAGACTTTTTTCTCTCTCGCAGTGGTTAAGAACTTTCTTAATACTCATCCCGATGGTTACTGTCTCTACTTTGACACTGAGGCTGCTATCACTAAATCACTTTTAGAAAGTCGTGGAGTTGATACAACCAGAACTGTTGTTGTGAATGTTGTTACGATTGAAGATTTTCGTGGCAAAGCACTTAAGGCAGTTGATATGTACTTAAAAAAACCTGTAGAAGAACGCAAACCTTGTATTTTTGTATTAGACTCATTAGGTATGCTTTCCACGGAGAAAGAAATTACTGACGCACTCAACGACAAACAAGTTCGTGATATGACCAAATCTCAACTGGTCAAAGGTGCGTTTCGAATGTTAACTCTCAAATTAGGTCAAGCAAATGTTCCACTCATTGTCACAAATCATACATACGATGTCATCGGAGCTTATGTACCAACGAAAGAAATGGGAGGAGGTTCTGGACTCAAATACGCAGCCTCTACGATCATTTATCTCAGCAAGAAAAAAGAAAAGGATGGAACGGAAGTGGTCGGAAATATTATCAAGGCTAAGACTGCTAAATCGCGTTTAAGCAAAGAAAATAAAGATGTTGAAATCCGTTTGTATTATGATGAGCGCGGCCTTGATCGATATTATGGTCTTCTTGAACTTGGTGAGATTGGTGGACTTTGGAAGAATGTCGCAGGACGTTATGAAATTGATGGTAAGAAAATTTATGCAAAACAAATTCTTGCAAATCCTGAAGAATATTTCACTGAAGAAGTGATGCAAAAATTAGACGAAATCGCACGTAAGGAATTTAGTTATGGAGAAAGTTGAGTTTCTAATTCTTAGAAACCTGTTGTTTAATGAAGAATTTACAAGAAAAGTTATTCCATTTATTAAATCCGAATACTTTGAAGATCTAAACCAGAAGATTGTATTTGAGGAAATATTAAAATTCATTCAAGAATACAACGAACTTGCAACAAAAGAGGTTCTTTGTATTGAAGTTGAAAAACGTCAAGATATTAACGATACTTCTTTTAAAGAAATTACACATTTAATTGAATGTCTTGAGGATATTCCTGCAGAATTCAATTGGTTAGTTGATACTACAGAAAAATGGTGTCGTGACCGTGCCATTTATCTTGCCCTGATGGAATCAATTCATATTGCAGATGGGAAGAATGAAAAAAAGAATAGGGACAGTATTCCGTCTATTCTTTCTGATGCTCTTGCCGTATCTTTTGATACTCATATTGGGCACGATTACTTATTAGATTACGAACAACGTTATGAATCTTATCATAGAAAAGAGGAAAAAATTGAATTTGATCTTGAATATTTTAATAAAATCACGAAAGGTGGTCTTCCTAACAAAACTCTTAATATCGCTCTTGCTGGTACGGGTGTCGGGAAGTCTTTATTTATGTGCCACGTGGCTAGCTCCGTCTTGCTCCAAGGACGGAACGTTCTGTACATTACGCTGGAAATGGCAGAAGAACGAATTGCTGAAAGAATTGATGCAAATCTCTTGAATGTTCCCATTCAACAATTGAATGAACTACCAAAACAGATGTTTGAGAACAAAGTCACTAATCTTGCAAAGAAAACACAAGGAACGTTGATTATTAAAGAGTATCCAACCGCATCTGCCCATAGTGGACACTTTAAGTCTCTGCTGAACGAACTTGCACTTAAGAAATCATTTAGACCTGATATTATTTTTATTGATTACCTTAATATTTGTGCTTCCAGTAGGTATAGGGGAAACAGTAATATCAATTCTTATACATTTATCAAAGCAATTGCTGAGGAACTTAGGGGACTTGCCGTTGAGTTTAATGTCCCAATTGTCTCCGCTACTCAGACCACTCGTTCAGGTTATGGTTCTTCTGATGTTGAACTTACTGATACTTCTGAGTCCTTTGGACTTCCTGCTACTGCTGATCTTATGTTTGCCCTTATTAGCACTGAAGAGTTGGAGGGACTCGGACAGATTTTAGTCAAACAACTGAAAAATCGTTATAATGATCCAACCATTCATAAACGATTTGTGATTGGTATTGATCGTGCCAAAATGAGACTTTATGATTGCGAACAGTCTGCACAAGACGACATTCTTGACAATGGTAAAGAAGAAGAGTATGATAATGAAGAAAAGAAACCTAAAAAATCATTTGAGGGATTTAAGTTTTGATTAGTATTAATAAAGAAATTCTTCCTGATGGATCTACTAAATTTACTATGACTGAAAGCAA